ATTCCAACCCAACGATTCACAAACAAGAACATTTGTAACATCTGAAATAAGAACTGCTATTAGTAGATATAGTCAATTTTTGTTTACAGCAGCTACACAAATTACATGTGATAGTACAAACAATGATGATTTTACTACATCACTTAATATGACAGTTGTCGTTCAACCAATTTTGAGCTTGGATAGTTTTGAAATATCACTAACTGTTATAACACAATAATGGCAAACAGAAACTCTCTAATTAATTTTAAAAACGGATTTAATGGAGGAACCCGTGCAAACCGGTTTGTTGTTGTTCCGTCATGGCCTACAAAGGTTCCATATACTCAATCCGATGCCACCTTTAAAATGGTATCAGCATCGCTACCCGGGACTCAAATAAATACAATTACGGTTCCTTATCGGGGTAGATTCTTAATATTACCAGGGGATAGACAGTATAGCACGTGGGCAGTTGGTATATATGATGACAATAACACTCAAAATTTATGGAAATCTATGCACACTTGGTCAGAATTAATGGATGGACATTACAACCATTTAGTAGATTCTGATGATTTTAATTATGATACTTTACAAAAAACATGGATAGTAAAACAATTAGATGCAAATGGTGGTTTGTTAAAAACAATAACACTATATAAATGTTGGCCATCAGTTGTCGGTGAAGTGGAATTAAATATGGCAGATGCAGGATTTAGTTCTTTTAGTACTACTTTAACTTTTGATTACTTAAAAATACAAGACAATTATAACACTTAAAATGCTCATTAACGATTTTAAAAATAACTTCTTTGGTGGAAATAGAAAAAACCGTTTTCGTATTACTGGTAATTTTCCAACTGGTGGTGGCTTTACTGATTATCATGTAAAAGCTACAACAGTTCCAAATGCAGCATTTAAAACAATTAGTTATCAACATTTTGGAAGATTTTATCACTATCCCGGAGAAAGAGATTACGGTACATGGTCTTTCAATGTTTGGGATGATACTGGTAGCAACAACATTTGGGGTAGAATCCAAAAATGGCAAGATTTTATTAATAATCATGATACAAATGTGAGCACGATAGATCCAGATGATTATAAAGCATATAACTGGAAAATTCAACATTTAGATATAAATGGTAACCAGAATCCACAAAAAGAATGGATTTTGAATGGTTGTTGGCCTACCGGAATTCAACCGATTCCACTTAATATGGGTAATCCAAATACGTTAAATAGTTTTAACGTTATTATTGCGTTTGATTATATTGAAATTAGTGATATTACAAAAGATTAACAAGGTGAAACATGGAACTACCGCTATTAGGATTTTATTTTGGTAAGAAAAAGGATGAGAACAAGAAAAGCCTACAACAGGCTAGTCCTGTACAGGCTATAACCGCACCAGAAGTTTACGATGGTACGGTTACAATTGAAGCTGGTGGGTTTTTTGGTACAGCTCTCGACTATGCTGCATCTACACGCGATGAAACTCAGTCAATTATCATGTACAGAAATATGTCTGTATATCCTGAATTAGATAATGCTATTGATGAAATTGTAAATGCTTCTATAGTTCAGGGAACCGATCATAAACCAGTTAAATTAGATTTGACAAACTGCCCAGTTTCAGATCAAATCAAAACAAAAATATATAAAGAATTCGATACTATATTACATTTGTTGGATTTTAATCATAAATCATATGAGATTTTTAGACGATGGTATATTGATTCTAAAGTTTATTATAATTTAGTTATTGATAAAGATTTACCAAATGAAGGTATCAAAGATATCATACCAGTTGATCCTTTAAAGATTAAAAAAGTTCGCAAGGTACACAAAGAAGTTGATAAATCTGGAAAAAATCAAATGGTATCTTTAATTAAAGATATCGAAGAATATTACATTTATACAAATACAGATAAAGAATCTTATGTACTTACTGGTCCTCAAGGTATTCATTTATCATTGGACAGTGTTGTATATGTTCCATCTGGCTTGGTTGATTTAAATAGTAAACGTGTTTTAGGTTATTTGCATAAAGCAATTCGTCCACTAAACATGTTGCGTCAAATGGAAGATGCTTTGTTAGTTTATAGAATTGCTCGTGCACCAGAACGCCGTATTTTTTATGTAGACGTTGGTCAGTTACCAAAACAAAAAGCTGAACAATACATGCGTGATATGATGAGCCGTTTTCGTACACGTCTTACGTATAACCAGGATACTGGTGAAGTAAGAGATGAGCGTAAGCACATGTCTGTATTGGAAGATTACTGGTTACCTCGTCGTGAAGGTTCACGTGGTACAGAAATCACTACGCTTCCTGGAGCCCAATCTCTTTCACAAATTGAAGATGCTGAATACTTCAAAAAGAAACTATATGGTTGCTTAAACGTTCCAATGAGTCGTTTACAACCAGAGACAAATGGTTTTAATATGGGTCGATCCACAGAAATATCCCGTGAAGAAATTAAATTCTATAAGTTTGTTGATCGTCTTCGTTTTCAATTCTCAAGGTTATTTCTTGATACATTAAGAGTACAATTATTACTCAAAGGTGTAATGACAGATGAAGACTGGCGTCATTTAAAGAATGACATCAATGTTATTTTTACTACTGACAACTATTTCTGGGATCTAAAAGAAGCAGAAATTCTTGCAGAACGTGTTAAAATGTTGTCGTATGTTGAACCATATGTTGGTAAATATTTCTCAACAGAATACATTAAACGAAATATATTGCGTTACACTCCTGAAGAACTCAAAGGTCTTGAGAAAGAAATGGCAATTGATCGTCAACGTATTGCACAAGAACAGGCTGCGATGGCTGCACAACAGGCAGCACAGGGCATGTCAGCAGAGGACGCAGGACAACAACAATGATACCTACCACAAAATTATTATTAAAACACGGAGTTAAAAGTTTATTAGCCGAAAACAATAATTTTTTTAAACAAAATATTATTCAAACTTTGGCTATAAAATTAGATAAAACCGTAAAAGACTCTAAAAATTTAGTAGAACGGAAGTTATTTTCTAGGGTTACTAATACTGAAAATACAAAAGAACTCAAAGAATTTATAGACTTTATTAATGATTTTAAAGGTGGGGTTTATAACTTTAAAAATGGTTCAAGTATAAATATTACTGAATCTGAAATCCATAGTTTGAAACAATTGTTTGAATCTTTGAATCCACAAAATAGACAAAAAATGATTTCAGAAATATTTGAAGACGGAATCAAATTCAAAGAGCACATCAATTTTTCACAGAAGGTAACGAAACTATTATGAAAAACAACGTTCGGCAAATGCTAAAAAATATCGTAGAAGAAAATGCTGTTGCTTTTAAAGAACAAACTGGCAAAGTTTTGTTTGGAAAAGCTGCTCATCGTTTAGAAGAACAATACAAGAATGTAGCAAAACAGATTTTAAAGCCAAAGACTAAACAATGAAATTAATTACGGAAATAACTGAAGACATCAAGTACATTAAGGAAAATCTCGGAAATGGCGAGAAGACATACTTTATTGAAGGTGTCTTCATGCAATCCGATACCAAAAACCGAAATGGACGTATCTACCCACAAAACACTTTACTAAAAGAGTGCAAACGATATATCACTGAATATGTTGCAAAGGGAAGAGCAATGGGTGAGCTTAACCACCCAACTGGTCCTACTGTAAATTTGGATAGAGTTTCGCACATTGTAAAAGAACTTTATGAAGACGGCAAAAACGTCTACGGCAAAGCCAAAGTTCTTGACACTCCAATGGGTAAGATTGTAAAGAATCTCATTGATGAAGGTGCACAACTCGGTGTATCCACTCGTGGTATGGGTTCTTTAAAATCCAAGAATGGTTATCAAGAAGTTCAAGAAGACTTTATGTTAGCCGCTATTGACATCGTTGCTGATCCATCTGCTCCAAATGCATTTGTAAATGGAATCATGGAAGGTCGTGAATGGATGTTTGTCCATGGTAGTTGGCAAGAAAGAGAACACTCTGCTGCTAAAAAATTAATTCATGAATCTTCAAAAAGAAATTTAAACAAAAACATCGTTAAAGTATTTAACGATTACTTTCGCAAATTATCATGAAATCAACACTCTCAGTTAAAACTCAAAATTACTTGATAGAATCTTTAAATCAAAGAATTACTTGTAATTTGGATCGTGAATTTCTAGAAGCATTTATTTTAACTGAGGCTGTTCCTCCCACTGGATCTGGTGGTGGTACAGGAATTACTCCAATAACTAAAGTTACTCCAAGTGGATCTACTGGATCTGCTGCTCTTCCAGTTCCCGGAGTTAAAGTTAGAAGAACTGGTATAGGATCAAAGTCTACTTTGTTTGGTGATTCAGGTATAGACATGACTGGTGCGATGGGTATGTACGGAGCAGGTAAAGTATTGGGTGGACTTGCTAGTGTAGCTAGATCAACAGGTGGATTAGTTGGTAAAATGCTTCCAAGAGCTTTAACTAATTTACCAATAATTGGAACCGCAGCCAAATTTGCAGCTGGCTTGCCTGGAGATTTAGCAGCAGGTATGTTGAATAATCTTGCTGATTTAAGTGGTGCAAATTACTTTGATGCAAATGTTAAAAAAATGGGTATCAATCAAGTTGCACTAGCAGCACAAGGAGCTGGAAAACCTTGGGTTCCACTTGAAATTCCACAAGCCAGTAGTGGAGATGAAGAATCTCCAACAGCTAGAGCAATCAAAGCGGCGAGAGAAGCAGAAGAAGTAAAAGCGTTGCGTTCTAAAGGGTATAGCATACCTTAAACTTAATAAATATATAAATAATTTACAAGGATTCCTTTCACATGAAAAACAAGAAAAATAATATGATTTCTGAAGCAGACTCTACCGGTATGGCAAGTGGTTATTCGCAAAGCGGCGGACGTGGTGTAAATGATGCACTTGGTGGATCGGATATGATTTCCCAACCAGTTATCAGTGCAATGCCTTCTACCTTTGGTGGTATGGGTAAGCCTGGAATTCCGGCTACCATGTCAGCCTCCGCTGGTATGCGTGCAGCCCCAACACAATCTTCTAATGAAGATTCAGATGAAGAAGAAATGGAAGAAGGTGGTGAAGACGAACCAGTTGAAACCACTGAAGAAACTAGAGCACAATTCCACGATGCTTTGATGTCTCTCTTAGGCGAAGACGTTCCTGCTTCTTTAGTCAATCAACTTGATGCCATCTTTGAAGCCGCAGTTTCAGATCGCGTAGAAAGAAAAGTAGCATCTATCGTTGAAGAAGTTGATGAAAACGTTAAGAATTATCTTGATACTGTAACCGAATCGCTTGTAGAAAAGGTTGATGATTATCTAGATTACGTTGTTGAAGAATGGATGACAGATAATGCTGTCGCCGTTGAACAAGGCATCAAGACTCAAATTGCTGAAAACTTTATTGGTGGTTTGAAGAATCTCTTTGAGAACCATTACATTGATGTTCCTTCCGAGAAGTACAATGTTCTTGATGAACTCTATGCTCAAAATAGAGACTTGGAAAACAAACTCAATGAATCCGTTAAGTACACAATGGATCTTCGCAAGGAAGTATCACTAACCGAATGCGCTGGCATCTTTGTTGCCGAAACCCGCGATTTGGCAGATACTCAAATTTCTAAGCTTCAAAATTTAATGGAAAACGTAAACTTCACTACACCAGAAGAATATCGCGAAAAGCTCGTTGCTATTCGTGAGAATTACATGAATCGTCGCCCAGCTCCAGTCCGTCAAACTGAACCTGAGCAAACGTTCTCAGTCGTAAAACAAGCTCCAACAACACTAGTCGAAAGCTACGTTGGCGCATTAGGTAGACTTAACAAAAGAGTCTAATATTTCACTTTACTAAATAATTTAACTCATTAGGAGAATTAACTACTATGCAATTTCAAGAAAACACACCGTATGATATTTTAACAGAAAAATGGAATCCAGTCCTCAATCACGAGGCTCTTCCTGCTATCAAGGATGATTATCGTAAAAAGGTTACTGCTGTTCTTTTAGAGAACCAAGAGCAGGCCGTTCGTCAACAACACCTCTATGAAGATATGGGTGGTAACAACAATTTTGGTGGTCCAGCTACCTCAACCGGTTACAACACTGGTCAAGTTTCCGGTTACGACCCAGTACTCATTTCATTGATTCGTCGTGCTATGCCGAATCTAATGGCATATGATATCTGTGGCGTTCAACCAATGACTGCTCCAACAGGCTTAATTTTTGCCATGCGCTCTAATTATGCTCCAGCTGGTGCAGCCGGTTCTTATTCCAGTCTTGCTTATACAGAAGCTAACTTCCAAGAACCGCAACCACAATTTGGTGGCTCGGGTTGGACCCTTGGTGCATTCGGTGGTTTGACCGCTGGTTGGGGTAACTCTGCTGGTTGGAACTATGCTTCAGGTGGAGTACCAAACGCTACTCAACTTCAAGCTTTACGTGGTATGCTCACCAATAATGGTGAAGGCATTGGTAGTAATCCCCTTGTTATGGGTGCATGTGGTGGTTTGGTTTATACAAACGGCCAATATGCTAACTGGAACCAAATGAACTTCAGCATTGACCGTGTTGCAGTACAAGCCAAGACTCGTGCATTAAGCAGTAATTATACTGTTGAACTTGCACAAGACTTGAAGGCTGTTCACGGACTAGATGCAGAAGCAGAGTTGGCCAATCTTTTAAGCACAGAAATTCTTGCCGAAATCAATCGTGAAATCGTTAAGACCATTTACTATGTTGCTAAGGCTGGTTCACAACAGGGCGATCTTGTAAGTAAGGGTACATACGACCTTGATCAAGATTCTGATGGTCGTTGGTCTGCAGAACGTTTCCGTGGTCTCAGTTTCCAAATCGAACGCGAATGCAATGCAATCGCTAAGGAAACCCGCCGTGGTAAGGGTAACTTCATCATCTGTGACAGTGATACTGCTGCTGCTCTAGCCATGTCTGGCTTCATGAGTCTCAGCCCTGGTATTGCTCCACAAATGAGTGTTGATGATACTCAAAGCACCTTTGCTGGTGTTCTGAGTGGTAAGATCCGCGTCTATATCGATCCATATTCACCACTAGGCTACAACTTCTTTGTTGCTGGCTACAAGGGTGAATCTCCATACGATGCTGGTCTGTTCTACTGCCCATACGTTCCGCTACAAATGGTACGTGCAGTCGATCCTAATACTTTCCAACCACGTATTGCATTCAAGACTCGTTATGGTGTAGTTGCTAATCCGTTTATTATTAACAACACAACCAAGATTCCTGACGGCGATAACTTGACTGCTGGTTTGAATCAATACTACCGCTTGACAGCTGTTACCCATCTACACGGTAATACTATCTAATCAGACGGAAAGTAAGTAATTAAAATTTCGAGACCTCCCCAGAAATGGGGAGGTCTTTGTTTTTAAATAAATAATAATATGAGCTGCACAACAAATTTAAATCCACTATATAATAGTTACTTTAATTTATTTTTTGGAAGAGGAACTAAACAATTTGAATTAAATTGCCAAAAGGCAAATTTACCAGGTTGTACAATTCCAGAAGTAAATCAACCAACTACTTTAGGTACAACAATTCCCGTTCCAACAATGCAGTTCAACTACGAAACTTTAAATGTAGAATTTATAGTTGATTCAAATTTAGAAAATTGGCAAAGCATTTATTCTTGGATGCGAAATTTAGCAAACATAGAAAATGATACTGACTATAATGCTGATTATCAAGATTGGCATCATGAAGCAAATTTAATAATTTACAGTGCTTCTACGAATTGCCCAGTAACAAAAGTACGATTTAATTATATTGTTCCCAGTAAACTGAGTGGGTTGGTTTTTCAATCCGATAGTTCGGATGCAATCATACAAAAAGCAACATGCCAGTTTAAATTTGCTTATTATGATTTCTGCCCAGATGTACCAGAAAATTTGAATAATATGCTTTAAATATAATCTTCTGGATTATCTGACCAGCTTTCAGCTGAATTTGGGCTGCTCTCTGGATTAAATGGTAGCTTTTTAGTTTCAGGATTCATTGTACGGCGTTTTACAGGCTTAGGTGGCTTCGGAGACTCCTCAACCAATAGATCCTCTACAGTCGGTTCCTGCTGCTCAGATTCTTCTATTTCTTCTAATTCTTCATCCAATATGACCTCTGACCCCTCAAAACTGTCAATCATGTCATTTACAAAATTTACAAAATCTTCATTATTGAAAAGTTCATTTAGCATCATAAGTCCAGCCTGTGGGTTAGACACACCTTCACCCGTTGTACTCGTTCTAACTGATTCTGGATCTGTTTTCATGGCTTCAGAAAATGTTTGATACATGACTAACATATCTGGAATTGGATCACCAATAAACATGATGGCATTTTTATTTAAAACAATTTCACTATTTTTTACACTTGCTGCATAATTTGTTAATTTAACATATTCAATTATCAATCCATTTTCATCTTTTGAATATGCTGTTTCAACTTTTGCTGGAAGTATCATGGAAATATGGTTTGTACAAACATCTTGAACTATTCCTAATAGTTCTTCGCCATTCATAAGCTTTACTACTCTTACAGTACCATCAAAGGGAGTTTCTTGTACTTCGTCAGACATAGCAACCCTCCTAATTTATTTATCATCAGAAGGTAGTGGCATTGACATTATTCTATAATCAAACTTTTCTTTTTTATAAATTTTGATTCGTTCTTCAAAATGCCTATAAACATGGTTCTTGTATGACATGTAACAAAGGTCATCAACGATATCATAAACTTTTAAAGTTTTCTTTTTATCAGATACTCGTAATCCTCGACCAATACTCTGTAGTAAACGAATTACAGATTTCGTAGGAGAGGCGAGTATAAGATTATCAATGTTGACAATGTTAATGCCAGTACTAGTAGTACCGTAACTCGCAACCAATATGGCGTTAGTTTGTGTATCAACGATACGGCGAATGGATTCTCTTGCTTCACTTTCGGTTTTTCCGTGAATAAGATATACTTTCTTATCCGTTCCTGCTGCCTCAATGAGAGCGTGGAGAGGTTTCCCGTGTCCTTCGACGTAGTTGAAGAGGATGAGTGTATTGCCTTTGGTGTGAATTGCGAGTTCTTTGACAAATTCATTCCTCCTAGTATTACTTATTATAGTCTTGATTTCATCAGGATACTTTTGCTTTTTCATATCCTGCTTCTCTTGATCTGTATACTTCAATACAATACAGTCAACAGCAAGAGTAGCAAGCAACCCTTTGTTCATTAGGCTCTTTGTCTGTATAAATTGTACAGCAGGTCCTAGAATGCCTTCTATGCTTAAACGGTGTGCTTGTGTTTGATCTAGTGTTCCCGTAGTACCAATACGAAACCATGCTTTGGTTAACTTCTGACCAATTAGGTTAATTGATTCTGCTTTGGCTTGATGACACTCATCAAAGAAGATTGCATCAAACTGATCAAACCATTCTCGTGGTAACTTGTAGATAGACTGCCAAGTAGAAACAATTACTTGTTTGTTGGTATCTTTTTCCAGTCCAGCACTAATTTTATGAATATATTTTCTTGATAGCCAGGAAGGATCTGTCTTTGAGTAATCAAAGAAGTCAGTTTCCATCTGTGTAACCAGCCCTACGGTTGGAACCAAAACTAAAATCTTTCTGTCTGATTTTATTACGGATAGTAGATAGCGGAGCAAGACGTAGATTATTAAACTTTTTCCAGAACCTGTCGGAGATATTATTACACATCGGTGAGCGTTGATAGCGTGAAGAATTGCTTGGCTTTGGTGGGGATGCATTTTGACCCGCTGCTTCTTTACAGAAACTTTCAGAGTCTCGTAGAAGTCCAGAAGTTTCTCCTCCGTTATGCATAGGGGGTTCCTGCTCTCTTTAATATTTAAAGTGTATTGACGGTCTTTACAAAACTTACTCAGATAAGATTTAAGACCTCTTGGTAGGGTAGAAGATAGAATATCAAATAATCGTATCTTACCATCCCATATACGCCGTTTAAACAATGGCATATACTCAGCACCGGGAATCATGAACGAGAAATAATCTCTCAGTTCTTGTTTAACACCCTTTTCTGTTTTTATATAGTAACGAACTTCGTCTACAGATTCAACTTCTACATCCACTCAATATTTATGGTAAGATTAAACAATGCCCTGAGTCATCTTAAACCAGTCAATAGCGGACTTGATAGAGAAATTTCTATTATTGAGAACTTTTAAAAATTCTTCAACCATCTTGACTTTAACTTCAATCACAGCAATCTTTAATTTTAGTTCAATAACCTTGGGATCAGCCTCTATAAACTTTTCCACATCTGTCTTTAGTAGGGTTAATCCGTTTGGATCCTCTCCCCACTCCTCTAGTTCTTCTCGGCTAGCCTTACCAGTGAAGATCTTCCACTTACGAAGTTTAAGAATGGCTAGATCATTCACGCCCTTACAGAGAAGCAATTTAAAGTCAGCATGGAGGCACAGATACTTACTATGCAATTGGGGAGTTCTAATAGCCTCATTTCCCAGTTCTGATGAGTCAACAGATGCGTCTTTGGCGATATTGAGTTTAAGGT